ACATCAGACGGCACAGAAACTTGCACACTAACAGCAGTAGCAAGTGGCTCGCTAACAGCAGGTCAGTGTCAGCTAACAGCAACAGACAGTGCAGCAGGCACATACTTTGTAAGTCGTATCGGTCCTAACTGGATTGAAATTGGTGCATTAGGCACAGGTTCACAGGTTGCAGTAGGCGATCGTGTGCAGTGGGTTGATGATCAGACTAGTGCAGTTGCAATCAACACAGGTACATATGCTATTGGCGATGTAAATCAGCCAGGTAGATTCCAAGTTGTAACAGCATAATTTTGCAGTTGACTAATCTAAAGGTTACAGTTATAATAGACTGTAACCTTTTTTAACGACATGAATAAAGATTTTGCTTTTATATTGGGTAATGGTGTAACGCGGCTAGAATTAGACTGCGAAAGTTTGCTTGACTATGGTGCCGTATACGGTTGCAATAGAATATATCAAGAATTTGCTCCTACTGTACTTGTAAGTACAGACACAGGCATGGCTAGAGAGATACAACAAAGTGGTTATAGTGCTAGATATACACACTACACTAGAAGTAACAATAAAATCAAAGACAGTGGTGCACATGTTTTGCCAAAAGAATTGCATGGGTATAGTAGTGGCCCGGCGGCACTAGGGCTTGCTGCACTAAGTGAAGCAAACTATTTGTTTATGTTAGGAATGGATCTTAAAGGTGTAAACAATAAAATCAATAACATCTATGCTGGAACACCAAACTACAAAGAAAAAGATACAGAAGTAATGTATTTTGGAAACTGGATTGATCAAATTAGTAGTATTATGGATAAAAATAATACAAAACGATTTATGCATGTTAACCCACTGGATAACTTTACTGCCGACGAATTTCGTAAACACACAAACTTTGAAACAATCACTTTAGACGAATTCAAGCGGATGATAAATAAACTATAAAGCAGGATTGTTAAAAAATGAGTACAACCAAAAGAGTTACCGGTGCATATACTATTAGTGCAACAAGTTTAACACTTGATAATGATGTTACAGTATCGGGAAACTTAACTGTAACTGGTACTACCAATAGTGTAGAAACTACTAATACACGAATTAGCGATAACACTATTACACTAAACCAAGGCGAAAGCGGTGCAGGTGTTACTGCGGTTACTTCTGGTATTGAAATTGATCGTGGTAGTTTATCAAATGCATTACTTGTTTTTGATGAAGCATCTGACAGTTTTCAAATTAGTACAGATGGCGGCGGTAGTTATGTTGCTGTTGCAACAGGTTCTGGTGGCATTGCTAATGTAGTTGATGATACAACACCACAACTAGGTGGCGACTTAGATCTAAACGGTTTTAATATCATTACTGCTACAAGTAACCAAGACATTAATCTTATTCCAAACGGCATTGGATATGTAACAGTTGAAGCAGGACTTAAACTTAATGATCAGGCTATCATACCAACAAGTGCCGCAGGTGCAACAGTACTGTATGCAGACACAGCAAGTGGTGGTGGAACAGGATTATTTTTTGTAGATGGCAGTACCAGCGATGAGTTGGTAAGTAAAAGCAAAGCCATTGTATATGGATTGATTTTTTAAAGGAAACAACAGATGGCAATAGCACAAGCAACAGTTACAACAGCAGGCGCAGACATTTATACTAGTAGTGGAAGTTCTGCAACAACTGCAATCTTTTTAATGAACAACGCAGTCGCAGCTAGAACTGTACAGATTTATGTTGTTCCCAATGGTGGTAGTGTTGGTACAACAACAAAAATTATCAAAGACTTGGTTATTGATGCGGCAGATACTTATATTGTAAACACTGAAAAACTTGTACTTGCAAATGGCGATAAGATCCATGTAGTAACCAGTGATGATGATACCAGTGTATATGCTACTGTTAGTTATGTGAGTATCTAATGGCTAGATTTGCTAAAACAAAAAGTGCAGATAACAGTGTAAAAGCAGCAGCAGATGCAGGTATCAGTGTACCTGCAGGAACAACTGCAGAGCGCAGTGCAAGTCCTATTGCAGGTGAACTTCGTTATAATGAAGATAATAACACACTTGAATTTTATAATGGCACTGCGTTTGTGAGTACTGCGGCTACAGGTCCAGTAACAGTAACACAAGATTCGTTTACAGGTGATGGTTCTACTGTTGCATTTACAATGAGCACTAGTGTCGAAAGTGATCAAACGCAGCGTATTGTTGTCGCAGTTGGTAATGTTTATCAAAACCCAGCAAGTGCTTACACGCTAAGTGGCACAACTATCACATTTACAAGCCCTCCAGGTGGCGCAGAGACTATCACAGTTATTCACGGTTACGACAGTAACGGCTAAGCATAAATACACTTAACAAACCCTGTCACCTCGGATGTCAGCAGGTGATCGCAAGATAGCGGAGTGTAGTAGTATGGCTATTAGTCGTATTGGGGGTAAAGCCCTAAAAGCAAATCTAGAACGAGATAGCAATCTTACATTTAACACCGATACACTTGCGATAGATTACGCCAATGGTCGTATTGGCATTGGCACAACAACTCCAACAGCACAGTTAGAAATAACCGGCAATCTTAAGATTGGTGGCGCATTAGATATGCCTGGCGGTGAGTTAACTGTTGACCAACTTCGTTTTAGACAGAACAATATTGAAAGCACATCATCTAATGCAGATCTAGTTCTTGTTGCAAGTGGTACTGGTACTATCAATGTAAACAGCACTAAAATAACAAATGTTGCAGATCCAACAAACAATCAAGATGCTGCTACAAAAGCATATGTAGATGCAAGTGTAGTTAGCACAGGTATGCAACTTACACTAGGTACACCAACTGATACAGATTTAGTGTCTAGCGGATTATATAAAAGTTGGACTACAAGCACAAAAATCACAGACAGCATTGACGATCTAAACGAAGTTGTACAAAATGTTCTAAATAACACCGCAGTTAGTAATGTAGATTTTACAGCAAACACTACAGCAGGTGGTGCTGGAACAGCAGTTACACTAACTATAACCGCAGACGGAAATCCCAACAGATATGACATTACCTGGGGTGATGGTGACACTACTACAGGCACAAGTGATAGTACACCAACACACACTTATGCTACTAACACAGGCTCACCATTTACTGTCACAGTTAGAGCATACAACAACAGTGGCAGTGGTAGTGGTAGTGAAGAAAGCAAAACTAGAATAAGTTACATCACAATCTACACAGCAACGCCTGTTGTGAGTTTTGATTTGTATAGAGCAAGCAGTGGCGGCAGTGCTCTAACAGGCAACGATTTGTATGTAATCGAAGGCGACAGTTTGTACATGGATAACAACACAACAAACATTGGTGCCGCTACAGTTGATTATACAATGGATTGGGGTGATGGTTCTAGTGATGATAGCATTGCTAGTGATAGTGATGCAGGCGGCACAGCCGGTGCAAGACTACAGCATACCTGGGGCGTCAGTACAAGCAGCGGCACAGGTAGAGATACACTAACACTTACACTAAACAGTCACAGTACAGCATTGCCAGCAGACATTCCTGCAAATGGCACAGCAACGCTAAAAGTTTATGATAGTGCCCCTAGTGCTCCAGATGGATTAAGCAGTAAAACACTTCCAGCAGTTAGTAGCACAGGCACAAGTCCAAAACTAGCAAGTGGATTTACAGACAACACAGGCGGTGCTACTATTGCGGCAGGTGATACAGTAAATCGTGTAACTAGTGGAACAGCAGAAGCAGGACCTATTACAACATTTGCATACAATGCAGACAGTGGAACACTTACTGCTAATGTTAATGGCAGCGGTGATGGCAACAGAACATTAACAAGCGGAAGTGACACAGGCACTTATACAAGCCTTGTTATAACAGATGAAAGTGATTACAACTTGTTAAATGCAAGTGGTTCAAGCACAACTTTTGCAGCAAGTATATACTACCCTGGATTATACAGCGGCTTTAAAGCAAAAGTAAGCAAAGCAGTTAGTGGGCTAAGTGTTGGAGCAAACAGTTATCAGTTGAGTCACAGCACTACAGGCGATACTAATGTTGTAGAGTTTGTTAAAGATGATTTAACAGCAAGCCCAACAGTAAATGTTGGCAGTGCAACAGTTACAGAAAATGTTGCTGGAACTTATAGATATGTTTCAGGTATTCCTTACTACAACAGTGGTTCGCCAAGTCTAACACTTGCAGGTGTTACCATCGATGATCTTGTGGGACAGTGTTATACTAACCAAAGTAACATTGTTGAAGTAGATGATGGTACCAATCAAGAAGGCACTGCAAGTGATGCTATTGCAAACACAGATTATACATATGCAAACATAGATGGTGCAAGCACTATGTTATCTGGTGGTATTCCTACTGTAAATGTTGGCACAAGCAGTGCCTATGTTATTGGTAGTTTAACTGTTCCTATTACAAGTTCAAGTGTAAGAACTGTTAGTAGAGTAAAAGTTCGTGCTAGAAATGTTAATGGTATAAGCAGTTACAGTAGTGACATAGCTACAAATATTGCTGTACACAAGTCAGCACAAAGTGGCATAAGTGAGATTGCTATTGCAGTAGCAGATGCACTGGGTGCTACATATGATGATGATGGTGTGCGTGTTTTTGATTTTAGTGCTGATACTACAGATACGCCTAGTTATAATAGTGCAACAAACTTTTACACAAACAGTTTATACAGTGAGGCAAGTGATCCTGGTGTTAGTGGTACACAAGAAGCAACTATTAGACTGGGTGTACTAAAACACGATATCACAGATTACAGTAGCGGTTTTTTGCCTGCAGGACCTGACAGAAGCGGTGATACAGGTACACAGTATTTTACTTTTGCTTTCCGCAGAACCAATGTTGCAAACTTTGATATTAACATTACTTCAAGTGGTATTGCCGGACTTTGGATTGCAGCACCAGGTACAGGTATTGATAGTTCGAGTGGACTAAATGGTTGGCTGAGAGCAGACACAGCATATGCTGGTAGTGGACAACCAGGCAGTAACACAGGCAGTGGTGGTAACGGTAGTGATGGCTGTGCATTTACAACAGGCGATAGAATAAGTGCAAGTACTAGCTTAAGCGGTGGATATACAATGACACTAGGTACAGAAAACATGTCTAACGCACAAGACAATGTTGTACTAGTACGCATTGCTTTAACTAGTGGTCAAACAGTAACCGCTCTTAGTGTAGGAGTTGCTGCATAATGGCTATTACAG